GTTGTAGTTAAACCAACAACGCAAGGTGTTGAATTAAAAAAAAAAGTAGTTGCGGATGCTGAAAATGATTTCAGCGACGAACAAGGTAAAGAGTGGATTGATGTTCTAAAAGAAAAAGCGGAATATATCGATTTAGACGAATGGCAGTTGGTAAGTGAAGAAGACGTTACCGACCCAGATAACGAAATGAACTACACAAGCGAGTTCTTTGCAAAGCGTAACAAGATGCCGAAATGAGCGACGCTCAAGGCGAGAAAGAATCTAAGTGGGGAGATAAAGGACTTTATAAATTACGCTATGCCTATTCACAAAACATAAGCGAAAATAGTCGTGAGTTCTGCAAAGAAATGGTTCAAATGTCGCAGTTAGGCGCAATCTTTCGTTATGAAGATATTGAAGCAATGAGCAAGGAAGGAGTGAATGGAAATTTTGCTCCTTCGGGGTCTCAAACTTATTCGCTCTTCCGCTTCGTCGGGGGGTGCTTCTGTCATCATTTTTGGAAGCGTTTAATTTACATTCGTAAACGCGATTCAAAAGGACGCATACTTCCAAACGACGGATTAAATAACGAAAAGCGTGTTGGTAACAACCCGTATGTTCCACAAAAAGGAATCGAAGGAACAGCACCAATCAACAGACCAGATAGAGGTTCTTTAAAATACCCTTAATAAAAAAACATAATGGCACTACAACCCGAAGTTCTACTCATTGACGAAAATTACATAAAGAAATATACTTGGATTAACGGAAGCGTTGACCCGCTTTTGATGTACCCCGCAATTTATCTTTCACAAGACAAGTACGCACAATTGTATTTGGGGACTGACCTTTACAATAAGATTAAAGAAGACGTTGTAAACGACGATATTACGGGCGCATACGCAACCCTTCTTGATAATTACTTGCGTCGAATGGTAATGTGGTGGACGATGTACGAAGTCTTGCCTCATTTGTACGTTAAGACCGACAACGGAAGTTTGGTTATTCGCACAAGCGAAGACACTACACCAATATCACAAACAGACTTGCAAAACTACCGCGATCAAGCACGTTCACAGGCTATGTTCTACACTCAAAGAATGGTCGATTATTTGTGTTTCAATCAATCAGACTTTCCAGAGTACACGACGAACACAACGCAACAGATTTGGTCGCAAACAAATGTCTATCCTTCCAACGCTTTTGAAATTAGCGACGGACGTGATAGACTTCCATACGAATACAGACGCAGAGGTTTAGGTTGGTTGAGATAAACTAAAACAAAATACATGGCAACAAGGGGACGCAAGAAAAATTTAACGATGCACAAGATTTACGAAGAAAAGTTTCGTAAGTATTTGGCAAAGAAAGAGAAACAAATAAACAAGCTGAAAAATGAAAGTTAACGCAGACGGTTACGCGCTATTGAAGCGTTTTGAAGGCTGTCGTTTGAAGGCTTATCTCTGCCCGGCTAACGTGTGGACGATAGGCTACGGAAATACATTTTACGAAGACGGAACAAAAGTTAAAGAAGGCGACGTAATCACACAAGCAAGAGCGGAGCAATTAGCAAAAAATGTCGTTGACAAATTCGCGGTTTCTGTTCGTGCATTGATAACGCAAACGCTCAACGAAAACCAATTTAGCGCGTGTGTTTCTTTGGCTTACAACATCGGAACAGGTGGCTTCAAGAAGTCTTCTGTATTGAGAAAGTTAAACGTAAACCCAAACGACCCAACAATAGCCGATTCTTTTCGTTTATGGAACAAAGGTGGCGGAGTAATTCTAAAAGGTTTGGTTCGTCGTCGCGAAGCTGAAATTGCATTATACTTTAAGCCATGAACACTGAAAACGAGATTCAATTGATACACGAAGAACTACAAGAAATGAATAAGAAGATAGATCGTATCTATCACGTTCTTATTGGTGACGACGAAATGAAAATTGAAGGCCTCGTTAGCAAGGTTCAAAAACACGATAAATATATTCAAAATCAACGGTTGCAGGTTGCCCGTTTAGGTGGTATTGCAACCGCTGCTGGTGTCGTTGGCGGTTTAATCGTTCAGTTCTTTTTAAAGTTTTTATGAAAGACAAGTTGAAGGTGTGGTTGAACGAATTGGTCACCTCTTCAACCAAAGTAAGTTCGAAACGAATTGTTGCTATATTTGTTACAATCAACCTAATCGTTTTGAGTTACATCGCAACATTTACATATTACGTTTGTCCCATTGCGATGTTCGACACACTTGCGCTTCTGACAGGCGGTTTGTTTGGAGGAACAGTAATTGAACGATTCACAAAACAAAAATCAAATGGCTCGACCACAGACAGAAGCGAGGAAAATAACAGCGGAGATTTGTAGCAAGTTTCCCGACGCTCCTTCACATTCTTTAGCATCTAAATTATTCGCGGAATATCCAGAAGCATTTGATTCGCAAGAATCTGCGCGTAATTACGTTCGAACCGTACGCGGTAAAATTGGAAAGAAAAGCAGAACATCTAACACACAAAAAGAATTGATTGACACAGCACAAAGACCTTCCAACCCATACGCACTACCGAAGTCCTATTCAAAGAAACGTAGACACGTTGAATTGAAGGGAAATAAGTTTTTAATCCTGTCAGACATTCATCTTCCTTACCAAGATAACGAAGCATTGGAGTGCGCTATCGCAGAAGGATTGAAACAAGGATGCGACGCAATCATTTTAAATGGCGACGCGTTAGATTGTCATATGATTTCCGACTTCGTTAAAGACCCGCGTAAACGTAAATTCAAAGACGAACTTTATTCTATTCGTCAATTCCTTGCATCGCTTCGTCACACATTCCCGAACGCAAACATTTACTACAAAGAAGGCAACCACGAAGAACGCTATTGGAGATATATGCGTATAAAAGCACCCGAACTATTCGACATTGACGCGTTCGACTTTCCAACGCTTACCCATTGCGACAAGCACGACGTAAAATGGATTGACGGAAAGAGCAAGTTGAATATAGGCAAACTTTCAATCTTTCACGGACACGAGTTCGGGAAACAATTCCTTCCGTCGGTTAACGTAGCGCGTGGTTTATTTATGAAGACGAAGGTTTCTTCGTTGTGCGGACATCATCACCAGACAGCTGAACACAATGAGAGAGACGCTAACGGAAAGTTTATAACCTGTTGGGGTGTTGGTTGCTTAAGCGAACTTTCGCCCGATTACAACCCTTATTCAAAATACAATCACGGATTCGCCATTGTTGACAAGGGAACAAACGGAGCATTCAGCGTTCACAATTACCGCATACACGAAGGAAAAATCTTATGAGAAAAAATATACTCGCAATTGCTTTGTTGCTCATTGGGACAACTATTATTTGGACGGTCATTTGTTGGCATTGGTTCGGTTGTACGGATAAAAAGAACGTACAAGAAAACGTACAAAAGCAAGATAGCGTGATAAACTACAACGCTGGTGAGTACGATCGTCTGCTCCAAGAACAAATTGAACTTTATAAACAACTTCGCACATATGAAGATGCTCAACTTACAGCCAAAACCACCTATCAAAGAACTCGTTCTGCTATTGTTGTTCGAGATACTATTGTTCGCGTTGATGTTCTCCGTTTGGTGAACTCCTGCGATAGCGTGATTGCTTCCGATTCACTTGTAATTAACAACCTCAAAGAACAATTGAACATTGAAGGGGAAAAGGTAAACAACTTACAAGAAGTAGTCGGTGCTTATGAACAAAAGGAAGACATCTTAACCGAAGAAATTAACACTCTAAACGTGGAAAAGAAAAAGTTAGATAAACAAAAAAAGCGCAGAAACCACGCTTTGATTGTTACGTCAACCGTTGCGGTTATTTCTACTTTTGTTCTTTCAATTTTACTTTAGATTCGGGAACGTAGAACTTCAAAGAGAACTGAATTGCTTCACTTAAAAATGTGTTGCGACTATTCTCACCTCTCTTTTCGTCAATCTCGTTCCACAGGTCTTTGTGTAGATAAACACATATTCCTTTTTTAGTTTTGCTTTCTGGCATCTTCTTCAATTTTAAGTTTCTTCAAATACAACGCAAGGTCTAACGCTTCTTCGTAAGCGTGTTGCAACCATTCTGAGCGCGTTAAATCAGTTCGGTCGAGTGTTGTTCCGTACGTCTCTATTCCCTTCGCTTCACGCGCTTCTAATTCAGCAATGACTTGCGTTAGTAAATTACTTTTCTGCATCTGGCTTAGACATCATTGAACCAATCATAAGCGCAAGATAGATTTTCTCTTTTGCGTTCAAGTCTTTTCGTTGCGAAAGTTCAAGAAGAATATCGCCTAATATCTTTCCCTGTTGAAAGTAGTTCGCGAGTGAATTAACAATTTCGCGCTCTCTGTCGTAAGTCATTTTCAACGACTCATATAGTGGTGTGTTTTTCATTATGCTAAAATAAGTTTAATTGTTTGAATGTAGTGTATCCTGCGAAAACTTTTTCAGTATTTGCATCAATTATATCAGCAAATTCTATCTCGCAGAATGTTCCACAATCTGGAACAATAGGAGGTTCGTGCTTTCCTTCATTTGGTTTTAATTCATCAAGGAACTTTTCTTTAATGCACGAATGACCTGCTATTCTTTCTGCTTTTGCCATTCTTTCAAAATGTTGAGGAAAGTGTTTGCGTATATGATTCCAATAACCTTTGCCACCTTTAATACAACCAATACAATTGTTGTTGTGAAAACCTAATTCGTACATTTTAGGCAACTTAATTCCATTGAATAAAAGTAATTCAGCACATTGTTGCTTTGTCATTTTTCGGTCAATCAATGGGGTTAGTGGTTTCGCTTGTGGATATTGTTGTGCAAATCTAATTGCTCGATTAATTTCCTTTTTGTCGTATTCGAAACCAAAGATTTGACCATCGTATTCAAATTCTTTTTCGATTGCTTTGCGAACATCTTTTTTTAAAACTTTTGTACACATTGCGCCTGTTGGAGAATTAACAAATTTTGCTATTTCAACAACTTCAAATTGGTCTTTATATTTTTTACAACGTCTGCGTTCTACTTTAACGCCCAACCACTTCTCACAATCCGTTATAAAAC